GGTCGAATGAACATTGAATCCTTTAGATAGAATTCATCATCCGGACCAAGATATCGAGTACATTGTGTTTCCCATGAGGCTAGAACATTTTGCGAAACTATACAAAACATTGTTAATGCCTCTGGATCGAATATATATTCGATTGTGCGATTTGTTATTTTATAAGGAATATCCGTTGTGGGCCTATAAATCAATGTCCACATTTTACCGCAACTGGAGTAGCGATCGAGAAGTTTGAATTCCTCGGTAGTAATTAGTAAATTATTTTTCAGGATAACACTAATTTCGTTCACTTCGCATCATTTATCCTGTAATAAGTCCTTGCCCCGGTGCTTGCCAGAGTGGACCTACCGAAACTGGGCCGTATGTTTTTACCGGTGCTGAGAATGTTGTACCATCATCGAATGCGAAGCTAAGTATGCCTGCACGGTCTGTTGTATCGAGGTAATTGTCGGTGACACGAACCATGAATGTTCCAACGGTATCGTCAACAAGTATAAGTTGACGCATTTCAAATTGAACACTTCCGGGATTTTTAGGAAACCATCTAACAGAAGTAATTCCATCGAGTCCCACTCCAGCTAGTCGAAAATAACTAGGAATGCCACTTGTTATTACGACACCGACAAAACCAGATCCCTCATAGGGGCTATTCGGTAATGCCTGTATAGCTGTGATTATTGTCATCTATTATTTATCTTTGGATGAAGTTGTGCCCATGCTACTCTTAATTGATTTACTCGGGCCTTATCCAGATAGGCTATTTTATCAACGATGAGTTGAGCATATTCCTGATCTGTGATATAAGGCATCTGAAATCCAGTCTGTATGGCAAAGAATGTTTGGAAAGATTCATCCGCCTCGAATAGATAACCATCAGACCATTGATATAATACTAATCTTTTCTTATGAAATTCTAGCGTGGCTTCTTCGAGCCAGACCACATCTTGATCTTCGACATGAAATGCCTTATCGCAAGGAACGTAGAATTTCATGTTCTGTATTTGTCTTTGAGTTCTTCTGGAATATAAGAGATTCTCATCTTGCCTGCAAGTGTAGGATTCTGTAGTTTGATAACTGAGGCAGTCATAGTATTTATGTTTCCGGAAACTCTCTTATAATCAAATCTTAGACCATCTCCGTCATCATCAAATTCGTCATCACATTTGATTAGTTTGAAATCTTTACCTAATGCAATGAGTTTGCCGAGTTCTTGAGGATATTCATCAAGAGTGAATAGAAACTCGACAAATGTAAATTCTCTCATATCGAGATTGATTGGGTATAGGTAACTCTCATTAAGGTTTCCGAAATTTTCGTGCAGGTAGGTTGATAGGTTCTTGTTTTTATTACAATGGATTGAATCTTTAAGGAGTCAACCAACTCATTGCATGTTTTGGGTGTATTTAATTCTACATTGAGATATATTTTCCCGTCAACATATTCCACATCTAGATCTTTAATTCCAGACCTGCCCAATGCAGTGGATTCGATTAGACTGCGTGCCGGATCAGTTCTCTCTATAGCATAAATAATGACTACTGCTGAAACTAAAGAAAGGGTAGCAACTGCTAGAGTTTTACCCAAGGTATGTGGCATCGACGACTCCGAAAATTATGTACCTATTTATATCTGTGTCTTGCAAAGAGTATTGAATTCACTCAGATTCGACCTGAAATCGCGCAGATCGAAAATAGTTGCCCTGCGCACACCATCGGTACCAGACCACTGAAAGCTAATACTGCGTCCAGTCTTCATTGATTGCATTAGTGTGCTGGATTCGGAAATCCTTCTTAGCAACAAAGGCCCATCCTGGTCCCATTTGGTTTCTTGCCCTACACCTACTTGCCTTCCGTCGACTTTAATATCAACAAACTGTGGTGTACTACCAATCATTGTATTCCAATAAATGGCAATAACAGGATCCGCATTTTTATTCGATGTTGATTCACGTGCGGTGCAAACAAGCCGAAGTCCCGTAACAAACTTTTCAATCTTCGAACCTGTCTGTGTACCTACCGCACTTGTATGGTAGATATGCCCAACAGTTTCTCGATCAGCACCTGGTACCGTAGTCAATTTCCAATCTGATGATTGGGCCATTGCTGACAATGCAAAAATAGAAGCCAAAGCAACGAATAGTTTTTTCACAGCAGTCCTTGATGTTATTGATATTTTAGCGTATACTTGTATGTTAAGTCAACAGAAGTTGGCTAAATAACTGCACACTTAATGGAATAAAATGCGCTATCCAGTTTACATTATATACGATGAGCAAACCGAATATGTTGCTAAAAAGATATGTGACAATACATATATTAATGGTATGATATTTTCTGAGCATTCTTATCTAACAGATGATATTCTAACTGGTATAGCAAGAAAATGTAGGAGTGAATATTTCTATATAATTAGAACCAACCAGAATATTTTATTTCCTAAATTTAATTTTTCATTCAGTCCGCCGGACTGGGATGCACATTATATCCATACATGGAATAATGATATGCGTGTTTTATTATTTAATTCTCCATTGGTACTGCAAGATGCATCTCTCTTCAGCGATGATAGATTAGTTGATGGAAAACTACATTTTAAGAATATATCTGAAAAAATCTACACTTATCCTATTTTTGATATTATTTTTCTTAGTTATGATGAGGAATACGCTGACAACAATTATAAGGAATTAAGGAAGCGTTTTCCTAGAGCAAAAAGGGTACACGGTATTAGAGGAATTTTCGAAGCACACAAGGCCGCGGCAAAATTGGCAGAATCAGATATGTTCTATGTTGTGGATGCCGATGCCGAGATTCTTCCTAATTTTGATTTTACCTATCAGCCACATTCTTTAGATGGGCAATCGGTACATGTTTGGCATTCACGCAATCCTGTAAATGATCTGGAATATGGATATGGTGGTGTAAAATTATTCCCGACAAAGGTATTGCTAGATTACACCGGATCTCCTATTGATTTTACTACCACTGTTTCTAAGAGCTTTAAGGTAGTTGAAGAAGTAAGCAACATTACAAAATTCAATACTGATCCATTCTCTGCATGGAGAAGTGGATTCAGAGAATGTGCAAAACTTGCATCAAAGATTATTCCCAATCAGGATAATAGTGAAACTGAGCACAGACTTTCTGTTTGGTGTACCAAGGGTGAAGATAGGGAGTTCGGAGACTTTGCTATTATGGGTGCAAAGGAAGGTGCTGAGTTTGGAAGGACATATAAGGATCAACCCGAGCTGCTCGGGTTGATCAATGATTTCAAATGGTTAGAAAATAAGTTTAGTTCTTAACAAAAATGTCCTAGGATTTTTTCAACTTCTTCATTGATATCCTTTTCAAGTTTCTCTGTGTTGATAAAGATTTTTACATCTCTCATTTTCTTAAACGAATCTTCCATGACTTCCCATGTGGCATTTTTATTTACTGGGATAGGATGAGTTATTTCTTTTCCACTTAGCTCGACAACATTACCATCGTAATATTGAACAAGGATTTGTTCAACATACTTTGCTGGTATTTCTCTAGCATCTATTTCTTTTACTATTCTATCAAAAACAGATGGTTTAGCAATTCTGCTCATAGCCTTATCAATGTTAAAGCTAGTTGTCGTCTTCTTCGCCATATTGCTCATCTCCGGTTACTCCTATATTTATAAGAATACAGCCGGAATAAACCAGCTGTATTACGGAGATTAGGCCTGCGCTACCCTAGCAGCATCTCTTTTCAGTTTTGCTGCTACCTTAGCATCAATAATGGCATCAGCCTTGTCGACCTTCGCTTCAGCGGCCCTAAGTCGATCACGTTCGCGTCGCTTTTCTTTGCGTTCTTCGAGTTTTTCAGCCTTTATGTCATCGGAAAGGGTTGGACGACCGCGGCCCGGACGAGATTCCGGATCTAATGCATATGCTTCTTCTCTCTTTGCAGCAGCGTCAGCTTCGAGCAATTCGGCCTGAAGAATTAATCCTTTAGCGACCGCTGTAGGATCCTTTAATGCTGCAAGGGTAGCATCAACTGTCGGCACAGGTGCCTTCTGTTTCGCCATATACTCATCAACCTTCTTATCAATGGTTGCATTGATAAGGGCTAGTGGTACTGCCTGTCCCGGTAACGGATACATTGTAATGTTTGTTACAGGTTCCTTTCGTAAAAATCCACGCTGATGAAGTGCTGTTAGGCAATTTAAGCCGTCTGGAAATGTTCTACGATTCAGCACTTCGTAAAATTCATTTGTCTCCGATGCTTCTCTGCTGTTTAGACATTGAATAACATAGTCGTGATAACTGTCTGGAAGACGCTCTGTTTCTACGATTAGACAATTATTTTCGTCGTTTGGCAGTTTTCTAAAAACTACTGCTACACGAACTCCGGTGTTTGAAAGCTGCCCGGAATGCTTTTTTAGGCCTTCTATTGCCATATTTACTCCTTAAAGGGGCAAAGCCCCTTTGGTTATGCTGCCGGTGTTTCTGCTGTCTCTGCCTTCTCTGCCTCTTCCTTCTTTTGTACGCTTTCGACGTATGTAAGGAAGCCGGCAAGCTTGTTGTAAGCATCGCCAACTTGTGACATTTCACCTGCCTGGAATGCACCACGACGCGAAGCAAGATCAACAATACGTGCTAGAAGTTGAAGATCAGCGATTGTTAGCTGAACTGCTTCTACCGATGTTGTTGTCTGAGTTTCTGCTGCTGGTGTTACTACTTCTGCTGCTGGTGCAGCTACTTTCTTTGCTTTTGCCATTGTGTTCTCCGATTAAAATGGTTGTGTATT